AATTTTCAGGAGGTAGCGCAGTGAGTGCACCGGCAACCATTCTTGATATGTGCTGTGGCAGCCGTATGTTCTGGTTCGATAAGAATGACGACCGGGCGATATTTAGCGATATCAGAAAAGAAGAGCACACATTGTGTGATGGACGACGCCTGATTATCAGTCCTGACCTGATAGCAGATTTTCGAGCATTACCATTTGCAGACGCATCGTTTCCGGTTGTTGTATTCGACCCTCCGCATCTTGAGTGTGTTGGTGATAAAGCCTGGATGGGAAAGAAATATGGACGGTTGAATAAAGATACCTGGCGTGATGATTTGCGGCAGGGATTTAAAGAAGCTTTTCGTGTGTTGTGGCCACATGGCGTTCTGATTTTTAAATGGAATGAAACGCAAATATCTGTCCGCCAGATATTGGCACTAACCGACGCGAAACCAATCATCAGCCAGCGCACCGGTAAGAACGATAAAACACATTGGATTATTTTTGTGAAGGAGGCGACCAGTGGGTAAATCAAAATGCCAGGTTTATGGCAACAAGATAGAACCGTGTACGACCCTGGCAAAATCCCTTGAGCATGATGCTGAATACACGATGCGAAAAGGTCTGCTGATATACAAAATCTGGAATGAGAGTTTAACTCGCGGTCCTGATTTTGTGATGTTGCGTTCCGGTGAATTTTCTAAATTACCAGTTCGGGTTTCATTTTGTCCGTTCTGTGGTGAAAGTCTGAAAACGTGGGAGAACAGAAATGAATGAAATTAAAGAAATACCAGTAGTACGTGATGAATATGGCTACTGGACGCATCCTGAATATGAAAAATTCTGTGACGGTCGGGAATATATTTCAACGGAAGAGTTTAACGCCTGGATGGAGGAAAATAATCTTCAATACGTCCTCTGCTTCAGAGATGAAGGATGTGCTGACCTTGATGCGTGTGATGCTGATATTTCTGCATGGGAACCGGAACGACCAGAGGGCAATGGATGGTTTATTGGTTCAATACATGACACCGAAGATGGCCCGGTTTGTGTATGGCTGAGAAATAAGGCCGAAGCATAAAGGCTATAAACCGACTAACAACTAAATACTGAAGATTTAAATCAGAAACGATTTTTATTAAATCCTTAACCGGAGGGATTCCTGCACCCTCAGAACATCAGGAGGCCGTCCGAAAGGGCGGTAGTGAAATGCGAAAATTCAAAATAATTATTGAAACGGGAATAGCCGGTGGAGATTTCGAGGATGAATTCGAAGTGGATGATGATGCAACACCAGATGAAATACAGGATGAAGCTAAAGATATTTTCTTTAACTACTGCAATTACTCATACCACGAAATAAAAGACGAAGAGGA